ACCGTGCCGTTCCACAATTTTGCTATTGCGTTAAAGATGCCTTTGTAGATGTTGAGTACGCCGTTAAAGTAACTGGTCAAAAAATCTAGGCTGACGGTAACCCCTGTTTTGATTGCGTTGAATACTGTGTCAACTACGTTACGTACTGTCTCAAATCGTTTGTACAAGATGACGAGCGCTGCGACAAATGCGACAATGCCGATAATGACTAGCGCTATTGGGTTTGCTGACATAACAAAGTTAAACGCCGCTTGCGCTGCCGTAGCGATCTGCGACGCAATAGTAAACGCTTTTATTGCAATGTTGGCGACAATGATCGCCGCCGAAAAACCACCGATGACGCCTGCAATGATTAGAAACGTTGTTGTGTTTTCTTGAGCCCATGCCGCCATTGGCTCTAATAGTTCTAACAACTTTTGCAAGACGGGTAACAACGCCGCGCCGATCGACTCTTTGGTTTCGTCCATCGCAATTTTCATGCCCTTCATACGCCCTTCGAATGACTCGGCTGCGACTGTTGCCGCGCCACCAAACGAAACCGATAGCGCGTTGGTTATGTCATCAAGTGTTGACTCGGAATCAATGACGCCTTTAAGTGACGGGTCTAACTTTGTGAGCGCTGCAGTTTGCCCATTGGCTGCCTTACCTAACGCCAACGTCACGGTCTCTAAATCTTTGCCAGTTGCCGCTGCGATGTCAAGCGCCGTGTTCATCAGCCCTTGTGCAACCTCTACCGAGCCAGTCGAGCGCACTAGGTTCGCCATTGCCGGTCTCAGCTCATCGTCGGCTACCGCAAACGCACGCGACATACCCGAAATAAATTCCTCATTGCTTGCGATCACGTCATCGGTTGCCATAGCGCTAGTACGCAACTGTTGCGCCAACAAATCTTGTGCTTTTTGATCTTCAACCGCTGCCTGCGTAGCAACACCCAAACCTGCCGCCAAACCACCCAACGCCGCAATAGCCGGCACCATTGCCTTCTTTAACGCAAACCCTGCCTTAGCACCCGCGCCCTCAAGTTGCTTAAATTCTTTGACCGCTTTGTCAATGCCCTTGCCGTCAAACTCGCTGATAATCGGAATAGATAATGCCATTAGTTCAGTTCCTTTTGCACCGTCGCAATAGTTGTCTTAATCATTTTTAGCATTTCTGTTTCTATGCCTCGGCGCGCTTTGTAAACGGCTGGCCCGATGAGTCGAGTGCGACCTGCGCTAACTGGATAGCCGGCAATGCGCAAACTGTCATCTAAACGGTTAGGCGTTTTGCGACCTGCTACCTCAAAAATTGCTGCACCCTGATCTTTTTGCTCAATAAGAATTACGCCCACCGCGTTGCGTCGAGTGTCAAAACGCATCTTGACGCCGCTCTTTGCTTTGTCAACGCTAAACCCCTTAATGCGTCGCCCGTCTTTGCGTTGTGTCCAGTCGTTAGCAAAATTACTGATCGGCACTTTTGTGTAAACCGCTTTGCCTGCATTAATCGCTGGTTGCGCTATCTGTGTTGCGTCGCTCTTAAAATCTTTTTGCAACTGTTTATCAATCTTGCCCAAACCGTTAATCGTTTGTTTTAGACCGACAACCTCGACCGTGCTGTTGACTGGCATCACTTACGCTCTTTGTTAATTAGTTCAATAGTTGTGTTCATGTCATCTATGTCGAATGTGATCTGTGGCGGCCAATACCCGGTAGCGACAAGTATTTGCGCTAATCCGTAGCGGTATGAGCCGCGTCTGCTTTTGGGGTTGTCTGCTCGATGACTTCAAGATTAAGCAACGATTTGATGTACTCATCTAGTAGCGCTGGTACGACAATGCCGTTTTGTCGTGATGCTTCGTATGCCAAAAACGCTAAATCTTCTATACCGATGCCGTCGCTGATTTGTGACGCTTTGCGTTTGTATTTTCTTTCCCACGCAACGATTGTCATTAAGTTTGTGGTAACGGTTTGTTCGCTGTCAGCAAACGTCAGTTTCATTGTTAGTTGCATTAGTGCCTCCGATACGGCGTTGTATGTTTTTTGTTTATTGCTTTAGTTCTCAGCGGCCAATGCCGCGCGATCATGAGACTGCTTTAGTAAGTGCGCCACCGGCAAACGTCAAAGTGATTGTGCTAAGTTCGCCTAACGATGCTGAGATTGGTGTGTGTTCTGCAAGATAGCAACCAGTCAACGTGTACTTAGGTGATGTCGATGTCGGTGTAACTAGACCTGCTGCGGTTGGCGAAACCGTAATTGTTGTCGTAATTCCAACCAAACCGTAAATCGTTGCCTCAGTTTCTGACGCTTCATACGATTGAAATAGTGTCACCTCGAATGTGTTGTTTTGCAATGACGTGACTGCTGAACCACCAAACTTGCGTGCTACATCTCCGAACGCCGAAGTCTCTAATTGATCGTAAGCAAACGTTAACGTTGCCTCGGTTGCCTGATCAGTTAAATTTACTGCGTTGATCGTTAGCGCTGGGTTGCTCAAGTAAACGGTTGTGGCCATAGTGGTTATTCCTTTTCGTCTGTGTCTTTAGTTTTAACAGATTTTTTAGGCTGTTGCGTGGATATATGCCCTGCGTCAATCAAATGCTCAATGTTGCAACCCTCTAAATCTTTATCGGTAACGGTGTCACCGCGTTTTAGCCCGTCAAGTCTGTTGCTGGTAACTAGGTAAATTGTCATGTGTTTAGGCTGTCCTCGCTGCGATACCGCACGTCAAATCGTAGCACGGGTACTCTTGCCCACCGATTTCTAGTACGCCCGGTTGCCCTGACGTAATGATAATTGCTGACCCTAAAACGGTTGCTGTGATCTGCAATATTTCGCGCAACACGGGTAGCCCTGCTGGGCCGCTGCCAATAATTTTTATCGGAAAATCCATACGCACAATGTTGCCGTTGCCTGCCGTCGTAGTAAAACTTGGTGCTTGTAGGAACACGCAATTAGGCACGATCTTTGTCGGGTCATTAACAACGCGCAACGACGTAATGGCCGTCAGCGTTGCTGTGATGTCATCAATGCCTTCGTTTAATAGGTCGGTGTACGGTGCTGGCATCTATGCCACCGCTGGTCGATCAATGCCTAACAACTGTTTAACGATCGGCGTCAATGACTGTTGCGGTGCGCTACCCATGCCCTCAAATGACGCAAACACGTTCTCAAGTGAGCCACGTGACCGCCACAACGCCGCGCAATACATGAGACAGCCGAGCGTTACGTCACCGCTAGGCGACGTGCTGAGACTGTCGTTGTAGCCTGCTTCGGCGCGCCTACGGCTACAAAACTGGTTGCCTGCCGATACCGATTGCGTAATCAACGTGTAATCATCTGACGGGTTTGTGATCGACACGCCAAGATACGTAACCAAGTTGGCGGCCGTCACCCAGGTGCATGTTGGTGTAAACGCAACCGTGCCTGCAAAGTCAACTACAAACTCAACGTCTGTGCCGGTGCAAGCAAACAAAATTTGATTGGGTACTGCAACGTTTACGTTGTAATTAAATTCGCCTGTAACGCCGTCAACGCCTACGTACTGGTATTGAGGGCATGCCAACACGGTGTACGTGCCGTTAAATGGTGCGCCTAACGCGCCTACAACTACGGTGTCGCCAACTTGTATGTCGGTTGGCTCGAGCGTAGATATGCAGGCGTAGTTATCTAGTAACTGTTTGCTGGCTGTTGCGTAAGTTGCCATAAGCGGTGTTGCCGCCTACGACTAAGCGATCAGGATTGATTGAACCTGAGTGCTGTCTGCAATAAAGGTTGATACGTAACCTGCGTACGAGAAGTTACGGCCAAGTGTTGACGGCAACTCGACTGACATTAAACCGCGTACTTGCTCGTAGAACTCTATTGCTTCGCCTCGTGCTACAACCAAAGTTGATGACGCAAAGTTTTTGTCAGCAACAAGTGTCAAACCAAATGGATTGAAAGTTGACATTTGTGTGATGTTTGCTGTGCCTGCTGCGTTCATGCCTTGCAATCCTGCTGCACCAACGTACGGGAATACTGGTCGTTTGTCAGCGTCTAACTGCTTGCCGAGGTATAGCCATACGTTTGGATCAACAAAACAATGATCAGGTAAGAAGTTTGTTGCAGTCAAAATGTTGTATGCGGCTGTGTAAAGCGCATTAAACAATGATGACGGGTCTGTGCTTGAAACTGTCCAAGTTGAACCTGACGCTGTAGCGCCTGCGGTAATTGCGTCGGCTGCAACGTTGTCGCTGGCCAACATGTATTGACCAACAAGGTCATTAAGAATGATGTTGAGCGACGCTGGGTCGGTGAAGTCAACGTCTTGAATCGACAAAGTTACTTGTCCAGCCAACGTTGTTTTGGTAACGCTGTTGCTAGCAATAACCATTGTTGTTGCTGACGCTGCAGCAAATTCACTTGATTGCGTGGCTACTGATGTGTGCGTTGTAATTGTTGGGCGCACAAATGTTTTTGATGCACCGTTGTTTGGCATGGCTCGAGCGCCAATTGCGTTTACAACTGGTCGGATAAAGTTAAGGTCTTGAAAGACTGGCCCAAGAACTGGGACTGGCAACAAACCCGGTGTATCAGTTGTTGCAATGTCGCCTGCGGCTGCTTGCAACGCTGACTGGTTTGACTTAACAAACTCGTTAGTTGCGCGTGCAACGTTTTCAAATGTTGTGCCACCAATGTGCATTGCTGCAAAGTATTCGCCCGGTGTTGGCAAATTAAATTTACGTGCAGGTTGCGCCCACAATTTTTCTGTGGTTGCTTGCGCTGCTTCAACTACTGCTGTTTCTTTTGCTTCGCTCATGTCTGTGTCCTTTGTTGTCTCTTGATCTGATATTAACTCTACTGCTGGGTCGGTTTCGTGGATACTCTCAACGGCTGGCTCGTCGGGTGCGCTGGCCGCCACCTCGGTAATAACTGCACCGCTAAACGCGCCCTCGCTAACTAGCGACAATTCTGACCACGTAGCCGACTCGACAATCATCACGCCTTCCTCGTCGTAACTAAACTTTGTAGGTGTAACGCCTACTGATACAGCGTCAATAACGCCGTCATTGGCAAGCGTTAACGCTTCGTCGCCTAGTCGAGTAGCGCTAATCTTGGCCGTAAATAGCATGCCTTCGGCGGTGTCCACGCGCTCAACAACTTTGCCAACGATCTGATTGCTGTCGTGCTGCATATAAAGTTTTGGGTCGCGGCCCGTGACTGGCAACGACCCCTGCAAAAACCGTACCTTAGTGCCATCATTGACGGTCGCTGTTTCGTCGTATGTAACGGCTACGCCTGAGATTGAGCGCGACGGCAAACCCTCTGCCGCCGCTGCGTCAACCGTGATCTGTGAAGGGGTTAATCTGATCATGTTGGTGATACTACTCTTTCGTTTCTTTCGGTTTGTGTATCTCGATCATCGCCCATTGAGTATTCGCCGGTGAGATATTGTTCAACGTCAAATTCGACAAACGTATTGTTTGGCAAAATGTTGTTTTGGCTGAGTGTGCCAGCGATGCAATCTGCGTAGGCGCGTACGCCAAATGTCCACAAATCCATGCGCGATTCAGCGCTTGACTGGTAGGAATATGACCCGACGCTGATGCCAGCAAGGTATGGCGGAATATTACAAAGACGTGCCATTTCCATTGCTTGAAATTCTGCAGATTCAATCAGCAACATCTTGTCCGGACTAGTTAGAGTTTCCGAATAACTGACGAATTCGTTAAGAGCCGCAGTCTGATTAGTTTCGCGTGCCGCGTTAAACGCCGCTGCAAGATCGGCTAACTCTTGTGCGCTCAACGGCTCGCCCCCCGTCTGCCGCAAAATGCCAGCCGGAATTGCGCTCGACGAGTTGCGGTAACGTGCCGCCTCAAGTTTTAAGGCCGTCGCAACAGACTGCTCGCTCATATAAATAATGCCTTGTATTGGCGACAAAAATTGCACAACATCGTTGTGATCTAAACCGCCACCGTTAAACACAATGTCTTTTGACGGTGCAAACCAAACTGGCCCTGCTTGATCGAGTGTCTGCACCATTGCTGCAGGTAGTCGAGTGTAAGACGCTGGATAGCCGTCAGCGGTGCGACTTGTTATGTACCAAAACGCGCGACCGTAAAAAAATAAATCGTCAAAAGTCCAAGCCAAAATAAAATTGTTTGGCAACGTTGGGTCTATGCGTCGCAACCAAGTGCGTGGCGCTAACGGCATCTTTTCCATTTCTTGACCGTTCCACATTTCTGTGTACATTTTTAAGTTCATGCAACCAATAACGCTTGCCATAAGATCACGCGCACGACTTATCGTCGGGACCGAAACTGCACGATTACGCGGCCCTTCTACATAAGAATAATACTGACCGACAAGTTGTGCGCCTGCGTTGTTGTTTTGGTAAAACGAGCCACCGGCTGCAGCCGCTTTAGTTGGCTGCGGTGATATTGCCGCTTTGTTTACCGACCTGTTAAAGATTGCCATGCGCTAAGTATGCCACCAATTCTTTTACCCGTTGTGTATAGGTGGCCGCTGCCCGTACCGGAAAAGTAATAGATTACAACGGCCACCCACTAGACACATTAGCGACTAGCGACAACGATCATAGGTTTGCCTGATGACGTTGGGCGTGACGCGAGCGCCGCTGACCAAACTAAACATCGTGCCAACTCAATCGGGCCGGGTGATCGCTGCGACGATAGCGCGATGCTGTTTTGTGACCGTACTGCAACGGCGCGTTGCACGTGTTCGGCGAGCATTGTTTCGCCTGTGTGCCACAATAGTTTTTCGTTAATCATTGATTTTATGCGTGGCGTAAATTTTAGGATTTCGCCGTAGCCGACAACTGCCCTGCGTCGCTCGAGCGCTAACGGCCAATGGATATCTATTGATGGGCTAATAGCAAATTTGACTGCCGTGTTTTTGGCTAAACGCTCAACATGGGTCAGCATTTCGCTGTATGTGTCTGCAACAAATTCGACGGTGACTACGGTGCGGCGATCGTCTAGCACGACTGCTCGTGTCGCAAAATAGCGGTCGTCGGTCATGCTGGTTTCTATAGCAACCGTGCCACCCTCAGGCATTGAATCTGTGTACTCCAACTCGGGCCACAAACCCGGCGCTATCCACGACTTGTCTGACGCGACCCATAGGTTGCATGACGCTCTGAGAAACGCTGCACGATCAGGGTTGTCAGCCTCAGCCTCAATAGTTTTTTGTGTCAACGTTGTGCCAAGCGCTGGGTTTGCCCACGACCATGCGCGACTATCCATTGGGGATATGTCCGGCGGCGGCGACCACTCAGCAAAATAAAGACTGCTCGGCTCTTTACGATCTATAGCCCTTAGACCTTGTTCACGCCAACGTTGCATTGCGGTGCTTGCCTCTGTGCCTGCCGTTGACCAACATGACAATAACGGTGATCGTCGAGCGCGCTGACTTGGCAAGAGTCCCGTATCTATGACTTGTGTGCCTATGTCCCAAATTTCGTCAGCCACGATCAGGTCGCACGACATGCCGTGACCTACTGAGTTGTTGGCGGCGCGCACAAACCACAACGACCCGTCAGGCATAGTCACACTATTACGCCCATAACTAGCGCGACACGTAGCACCAAACTTTAATTTAAGAATGTCAGCCAAACGGTCATACAACATGACTGCAAGATCGAGCCGGTGAGCCGTAGTCAACACGGTTTGAGCCTGCCCACGATGCTTAGGCATCTCCGTCAACCACCAACCCACAAGCGCTGTAAGAGCAACCGTCTTACCGTTTTGCCGAGCCGTAGAAACCAAAGAAATACGATGCAAAAAATCGCCGTCAACACCAAACGCCAACTGCCGAGAAATAACACGTTGCTGCCAAGGCATAAGTTGCATACCGAGATGCTCGAGCGCCCAGCCCCCCACCTCAGCCCCAAACGACAGCGCATCAACCGGCACGATCGTTTCTAGTCTCGGCTCATCACGGCCAGTTACCGCCAGTTCAGGCTGGTTAGGGTCATCGGGGATAATCCTGAGTTGGGTCGGGGTCAATTCGGTTTGCTCATAAAAAAACGTTTTTGATTTTTTTGTTTTTGTTTCGTTTGATGTGTCGATTATGCCTGCCGTGCGCATTGCTTCGGCTCTTATTGTTTGTCGCATTTGGTTGCGTTGTGTTACATATTTGTGTGCCAATGTGTTGTTGCATTTGGCGCATATGCCTCTCAGGTTTTCTAAATGGTGTGAGCCGCCTGCGTCGAGTGGCACGATGTGATCGACTTGTGTGCTGGGTGTGCGGTTGCAGACTGTGCATACGGGTTGTTCTCGTAGGACTACCCCCCTGTTTTTGAGGTACTCCGGGTTTGAGTGTTGTTTGCTCATATTGCGCTAGCGCGCGCTGTCGCGCTTGCTCTCAGTTGTGTCAATCCGGTCATGTTGTCAACTTTGTGTTTGTGGTTTGTTTTCGGTATGTCAATTTGTGTTTGTTGTGATTGAGCATAGTGCGCTAGCCCCCCGTGTCTTGCCTCACCGACACTCCCATTGCTTTAACTGTTTGCCTGACTTGTGCTCGCGCACGCGTCATCTACCCACGTTGCCGTGTGTTACCAACCGCGCTGCAACACGCTTAGGTCATGCCCGTTATTTAGTTTTTAGGTTCGCTTGCTTTCAACGCATCAATTACTCGACTCATATCACGCTTAGTCAACTCGCCCGTTGTATGCACCTCACGGTTCAACGCGGCGCTAATAAACGTTTTAAGATCATCGCCCTTAAGACCTTGTCCGTTTGCTAATGCACGCATCATGCCCAACTGTTTAGGCGACGCATACTCTTGCGGTGGCGCATCTGGAAACGGCATTTCAACCTCATGTAACGGCACAACGCTCGCCAAATGTGTAGCGCCTTGCCTCGACTGGGCAGCTTCAACCTCATTACGGCTCGCAATGCTCTTATTAATACCAAACCCCATATATCCCAACGCTCGACCTAACGCGCTCGTAAACCCAACCTCATTTTCACTCATTTTCGTAAACGGTGTACGGCCGGGGTAAACCTCGCACGCTGATGCGATAGCCGGTATCGGGTCAGTCGAGTCACGCCACACGGTCACGGTGCAACGAATAAAACACGACTTGTCGGGCATTTCTACAAGTTCGCGGTGCGTTTCTTGTATGCGTAAATCAGGATATTTTTTTAGCGCCAATGTTAAACGTGTAGGTACGTCAACGTAGTTTTCTAAACTAAAACTCATAGCGATTGCCAAATCGTTAAACGTTGCGCGTGATCGTGTTGACCCCCACGTTTTGCATACGTGATCTCGCCCGTGTTTTTTATTACGCCGCGACGCTCAGCAACCATTAGTCGAGCGGTCATTCCCTTCGTGACTGGAAATGACGCGCCCAACTCGTACCAAACCTCGTCGGCAGTAAAACGTGGTTTCATACGCGCCATTTTGACGATTGCTGCATCAACTCGTGTTTGTTGCTCAGGCGACCATTTAGCGTTGGCGCTTGCTTGGCTCTCGGCGATCGCTATTGCGATACGTGATTTGTCGTGTTTAGTAAGCACGATGCACCATGTTTTCTAAACGCTGTATCTCAACTTGATTTTCGTTTAGGCGTAATTGCTGAATGCCAATTTCAATATCGCGTTGTTTTATGCGTTCGTGCAAATCGGTAATGATGCTGCACAAATATTTGACCTCGATACGTGCTTGGTTAAGTACGTCAATTAGTTCGCTGTCATCAAGCACGTTGCGATCATCAATTTCGTGTTGCAACGCTCTTAGTGTGCTTCGCGCTGCAAGTTCGTGCGGTTCGTAAAACGGCACTTTGTTGCCTGTGATGTCGTTCATC